GCGTCAACAGGTTTTGGGACGTCACTGACGTTCCGCTCACCACAGCCGTCCCCGAGTTTAGTTCCGGCTGGACGCCGGACCACCACGTCGAGGCGTTCCACGCATCCTTGGCGTCCGTGAACACGTATTCGTGCAACACTTGGTACACGAGGTTCGGATTCAGACCCGTGAAGGTGGACAATGCCGCAGCAATTGGGTTAGTCATCGCCATGTTCCCCTGAACCGTCACACTCGGCACTGCGCTGGTGACTAGCGCTCCGGCGAGTCCTTGCATCGCCGTGTTGAGTTGAGCCCCAGCGTTGGGGGTCCAGACTGGCGCTGCCGACGACGACCCGTTGGCCGTCATCGTGTACGACTGCTTCGCCGTAAAGACGGTAGCAGGCGTTCCGGCCTGTACTGACGGGACCTTGCCCGTAAACTCAACTTCGTACTCGTACCACAGCTCGCCGTACATCGTCGACGCTGCAGAGCTCGCAACAACGATTCCGTAGCCGCTCAAGTCGTTGTGCGTGGAGACTTGCTGTGCGGTGTACAACCATCTACCCTTGTTCACTTTGTCCACCGGAATCTCCAAGGCCGTTGAAAGCCAAGGGTTAACCGACAGGCACGGAGACAAGTTAGTCACTCCGGCCACCGTTGTGGGGGTGTCCGTAGGATCCGGGTCGAACCCGAAATGGATGATTCCCGCAGTCGTCGTTCCGACCGACGACCTGTAGTGCACTCTCCCTCGCACAAGACGCCACTGCTCGTAGAGCAGTCCCAGCTGGTCCATAAGGATGCAGCCGGAGGCTCCCGGAGTCATGTTGAACTGGATGGGCGTGCCCGCCGTTAGGTTGACAGCCCCCAGATACTCGAACTCCTTCACGCGCACGCTCGACTTGCTGTTACGCAGCATCTGGCCACCGTACGTAGCCGGCGCAGCCTCGTTACGCATCTCAGTTCTCGGAGCGCTCACTCGACCCTTCTGACCGCGTGCTCGCCTACGACTCTTAGCCGCAGGCCTCGCGGCGCGCGCCTTCGCACGCTGCCGCTTCGGCGTCCGCTTCGCTCGTCCATTGCTCGGTCCCTTGCGTTGCTTTCCCATTTAGAACGGTTGCTGTTAGGTTGTTGCTTCCCACGCTATCTTCACTTTGGCGGGTTACGCGCTTACAAAGCCCGCTCGACACGCGCTCAAGTCCAAGCCACTCGCCACGGGCCCACAAGCGACTCGGACCAGGTTGGCCGAGCTTCTCGGCCAGCATGGTAGCAACACTTCGAAACAACGGTTCATGAGGGGACCAGAACGCATCCAGCCACAGCGACGTCACACGACTGTGAGCCAACTCAAGCGACGGTTTTATATCTGATGTAGCTGCCGCCAAAACGTACTTCAACGACTTCGGCACTGCCATGTACATCCCATCTTTCAACAGGAAGTACTGACTCAGAAACGTCGCATCTTGAATGCTCTTGTGCTGCTTCACGTTCTCAACCGGCAACTTAATGCCAACCTCGCGGTAGTGCTCGAAGAACACCTCCGGCAAGGCTCCAGATAGAAAGTCATCACCGTACAAGGCGAACGGATGCTCCCAGAATGCCTCTTCCTGCAAACCGGTGCGCAGCCACGCGTACATACACACCAGGATGTGACCTAGCGTGTTGTCATGTGCAGTGTTGACCGACCCCGACTTGTTCCCGCCCCACACGGCCCACATCGAGCCGTCAGACAGGTGAATCGGTGCCTGGATTAGGTTGTCTACGTAGCAGTTGTGCCTCTCCCAGTTATCGGGCGTCTGGTCTTCGTCTCTTAGCGCGAACCATCGCACGGTGTAGACGGCGCGGAGGAGCCTTTCGGTCATCCCGCTGTCCCACTGCTTTGCGTCGGCCTCAGTCACCCCACCGGGGAACTTTCGCGCTAGACGATCCCATCCACCATGGAACTTCGACATTCCAACTGCGGAGTGCGTCATCGTGTGTTGGCTGGTCATTCGCTCGTTCATGTCTTCGTACAAACGAGCTCCGAGCACTGCGAGGTCAACGGGCGCCCCCGTCACAAGTCGCGCTTTCTCGGCCGCCTTCGCGATCGGCAATATCTCTTTCTTGCGGAAACCGTGCCACACTATCCGAGCATCCCGGCTAGGGTACTGCCAGAGCTTCCGCACCTCTTCAGGCGCCTGCTCAATGGCCGCGGCTTTCGTTCGAAACCGCTGCTTCCACGGCCAGCCGGGACTGTTGCTCAGATCCATGTTCAGTTGGTCTTCGGAGCGGACGCGGGCTTCGCCGCAACGGGCGGCGAACCAGCGGCACACTCCTTCGGTGGCTCGGTCAAACGTACTTTCGCAGAAGTTGACCGCACTCGGGTAGCGGAATTTCTCGATTTCTTTCCGCTCCTTTTCAGCGCTGACTTCGCTCCAACTCCACTCGCTCTTGGCACGTGCGAGCTCTCGGCCGAGGTGGGGGGCGACGAGAGGGTCCCAGAAGATTTTATTTGGGACACTGGAGGCTGGACCGTGGCCGTACTCGGCGCAGCTGCCTTCACGCCGCCCAACAGAAAATCCAGGACATCCTGCGTGATCGGGGCCGCCTCGTTGCAGAAGGCGGAGCCGAAGCAATGGACTCCTATCACGACTCCCTGCTGGGTTGCGAGTGGCGCACCAGACGAGCCACCCTCGGTCGAGCAGTAGTGAATGAAGGCGGGAGAGCGAATCGATCCCACCGACACCCCCAGCTCGTCCGAGCCGTTGATCCGCCCGTAGACGAACCCTTCGCCTTCGTAGGTCTCGTCGACCCTGATGGTCACGCTCTTAAAGCTGTTCAGCGCAGGCGGGCAGTCGCACACAGCGACATTGTCTCCCTTGTAGTCAGGGCCCCAGAACAGGACGCGGCACCACTGGCACTTCTGCCCAGCCGCGGCCTGCACCCAGCAGCCGTAGACCCCGTTGCGCTCAACGCACGCGTGACCGATGGTAAAGATGCGATTATGCACCTTGAAGGCGGTCGCCCAGATGGTCGTGTTGTCGGCGTCCTCGCGCTCGTACACGCGGAACACCGAACGCGCGATACGGTCCACTGGGACCGGAGTCGAATTGGGCATCTTCGACTCTGCTCGGCACTCTTCGCCGAACCACGCGCGCTGGGCTGCCTGATGATCCTCGATCGACATCGAATCGACCGGCTTGGCAGCCGCCCGCCTCTTGCGGGCCTCGACCTCGTTCACGTCCTTCTCGGCTGGATCGGATTGCTCCACAGCCTTCTTGAAGAAGAACGAACCTTCGGCGGATGGACTGACCGCCGGCATCGTCGCAGTTGGTGCGACGGAGGAAACGACGCCAGGTTGGCGCTTCGGCGTTTCCAGGGCAGTTTTTCCCGTTCTGCCAACGGCGGGCTTCCTCTTCGGCTTCCACCAACGTCTCACCGCGTACACGAAAGCGCCCGCAAACGCCACCTTTTCGAAGGTCCGGCGGTAGCGAGAGTCCCACGCTCGGCGCATGCCCCTCCACCCGAGAGAGAATGCGGCATTCACATGCCGCACTACCGATCGGGCGTAGGAGGAGCCTGCGCTCGTAACTCCCGACGACGAAAAGACGCTGGGCAACCATCCGGACACTACCGGAGTCCCAGGCACCGACCGCACCGAACGTCCCGAGGGGGTCCTCGGGCTGAACGGATTGTCGTCATCGTCGTCATCGGAAGCGTTCCCAGCGATGAGCTGATCCTGCCACGCCTTCTTCAGGTCGCGGGCCAGGAAAGGCACCATCGTCAGGAGCTCCGTGGGCGTCGGGCACTTCTCCACTGCGTCCCAGAACATCGGAATCAGCCGACAGAGAAAGTCCATGTCGCGCATCACCTTGATGCCGTACATGGCGAAGAAGGGCATCAGCAGGTATATCGCGTCACTGATGACCGCGACGTCCTCATCCAGAGGCTTCCCTGCTTCTGCCACACGATGGTCGCAGTCTACTTGCTTGCACTGGAAGCACTTCACCCCCAGCTTCAGCTCGCTCAGACGCGCACTCATCGTGACGGCGACCTTGTCACCGTCCTTGTTATTAATGTCCGCCTTGCATTCGTTGGTCAGAGGCTGGCGCGACTCTCCGCCATAGTCCATGATGCCCGTATTGGTCGCGTAGAACTTACCATTACGCGTACACACATACGTCAGCATCCCCGTGCCGTCCCGAATGAACCCATTCTTCTGGTTCGGGGACCAGTCACCGGCGTTACGCGCCTGGTTGACGAAGTCGTAGTACTCACGATCCTCGACTTCGTCCCGCTCACTGCGGTCGCGGGTCTTGCCACTTCCACCGGTCGGATTGCTCCGGCGCAGCTTCCGTGACACCTCGCGAAACGTCTTCGCGTGCTTCTCGCTGTAGCGCTTGATGGTATAAAGCGTCATCAACAGCGTGCCGATGACCATCGGGTCCGTCACCCACTTCATGAGCGCGTCCCGGGTCTCTTTCCACGTTCTCGCTCGAAATAGCCTGAACGTCTTGCCCTTGAACTGCATGATCCGATAGAAGACGAACATCCCGCACCACAGAAACGCCCCCTTAACCCGGCGGAAACTCTTTCGAGCCAGCCAGGCGGCGACATCCGCGGCGAAGTTGAACGCTCTCACGATCCTGTACAGAACGTAGAGCACGAGCAACAGCACTATCAGCTCACAAATCGACGCCACTGCGTCCATTGTGACGATCGTCGTCAGAGACATGTCAGCACGATCGAATTAAGAGAACGGATTGCACGAG